CAATAAAAACACAGTACCCCTTTCTGTCGGATAGTGCTGGTCTTATAATCTCAGGAAATAATCTTTCGTTTACGTTTGCATACTCATCAATCACACAACCATCAAGATAGATACCTCTTAAACCATCTGAGTTCTCTGAGCCTAGCAAAGTAATACGAGAGCCATTTGGTAAATCTACACGTAGCTCTGTTTCGTTGAACTTGGTGTGCGGAATCTTGGCGGTAAACTGTTTCATATAATCCCAAGCGATAGACTTAGCTTGTTTAAATGTTGGTGCAATGTAGGCAAATCTTGGGTTCTTTTGTTTCGATAATAAGGCAGAACGTATAAGATGATTAATCATGCACACAGTCTTGCCGAACCTTCGATGACAAACTAATACATTCCATCTAAACCTTGATATTTCTCTATGAAGAAAAGCCTGATGCTTTCTTGGCGTATAGGGTATTTTAATCTGCATAATCTTTTAGTGGATTAGTTTACTAGGCATATCCTCTGTCGTGCTGCCATAATCAAAATTCATTAGGCTCATAGCATAACTAGCATAAAGTTCAGCTGACTCATTATTAGGAAAGCCGAATATCTTTATGACCAAAGTGTGTTTCTTTGGATCAATGTAAACTATTGAGTTTAAATCATCTTGTATGTAATTCCACATATACTACTACATATAGTAATTATTCTTATAATGAAAGGATGGTCTGCCAAGGTGAATAAGTGGCTGTCTCTGTAAGGGTGTCCTCTAGTCCCATGTATATAGTAACAACAGCGGCGACACGATATATGGGACATATGGGGGGTAAGACATTCTAAAAATATGGCAACAACTTAACTAATATAGCTATTAGTTCCAATAATCTTTTATTATCGATACACCAAAACGTCTATATTTAGATTAATTGTGTTCTAATTGTGTCCGTTGCTCATATTGCGTAAGATTGGCAATGCTCGTTTTATATGATGATACTGACTATTCAACCTTTTCAATCTTAATATACTTCAATAAGTCATGATCTTTTTTATTCTTATATTTAACTTGTATGACTTCACCAGGTTTATATTTATTGTTTAATTGTTTAATTAGTTTTTTATAAGACATCGCTTGAAGTGTTTGTTCGTTTCCTTGCTCATCTCTAATATTATAAATAAACTTCATGTTGCATGAATACCACGTGTTGCATTTATATCACACTAATATCTTTAACCCATTTTGAACACTATATATATTTACTTCTAATTAAATATAACCATAATGGTTAATGTATGAATAAAACAAATAAAAAAGGAAATATACCAAAAGTAAAAATAGAATATAAAGCATCATTTTTAATGGGGAAACCAATGATATTTGAAACTGATGATATGAAAACAGCCATTGATATTTGTGAATATGGAATAAACCAAAAATATTTGGTTTATGTAAATGGAAACAAATATAAAGCAATGAAAACATTTGGTATAACAATAAAGTAAAACAACTAACAAGGGAAAAAAAATGAGTAAAAATAAAATAGCTTTTAATGATATTGAAAGCGGAACAATGCAAGATATTACAAGAAAATTTATTGATAATCATATTATCTTTAATCAATCTTATCTTGTATCTGAGTTAATCTCTAAAGAGATTATATCACTAGAAGATCATATTAATTATTATAAATCAGATGAAACTATAAAATCTGAATATGATGTAGAGACAGAAGAAGAAATACAAGAAATAAGAGACAATGGCGAAGATGTACAAGAGATCTTTGAATATTGGCTTTGTTCAGACTGGTTTATTTCTAAAATGAAACAACAAGATGATCCAGTTTTAGAAACTGATCTAGGGACTTGGTGGGGTCGTACTTGTACGGGTCAAGCAATTTATTTAGATTATAATATTCAAAAACTTGCTTATGATTACGCCTATGATGAAAGACTATTTGAAAAAGATGTTGCATAATACTATTGACAATATGGTTAATATAGCTAATATAAACTTAACAAGGGGGAAAGATGAAAAATAAACTATCTCAATTACCAAACTTGAACCCTGATCCATTGGACTTATGTCCACAAGCGGACCAGAGAGGTTGCAACCTTGCCAATGGATCTGGGGTCAAGTTACAAGTAACAAACTTAACAAGGGGAAAAAAATGATACAAGCAATATATTTCGCATTATGTTTTGCGACTATGTTTTTAGGATTGATCATAGCTATACACATTCATACATGGATTGGTCTTAGTATTATGATCTTATTCGGCATAAAGTTTATGCTACAACTACCAACTTATAAGGGGGGAAGATGACTAGACCACATTTAATATTAAAAAGATATAATTTAAATAATAGCAAAAGTAATTATAAATTGGAAAATGTGACAAGCAAACACTGTCCTAAATGTAATGAACTATTATTTAACGAAGTTAATCAACCTGAAATAGACTATCCTTATGTCTGTTTATTTTGTGATGAAAACTTTTTTAGTATTGAGTTAAAAGAAAACGATAATAAATCTGATGTAAATTTATTTATGGAAAGAACACATGAAAATAATCATTGAGGGTTTAATATTCTTTACGTTTATATATTTCTTGCTTTTCTATGGCTTAGAAATGGCAATGATATTGGAGCAACACATATTAAATACAAGGGGGATATGATGAGTGAATATATTTGTCCAGAATGTAAATCTAATAAAATAGAATATGATGAAGTATGGAATGATAAAACTTACTGGTGTTCTAACTGTAAATTAGATGATTTATATTTAGAAGATTTAGAAATAAAAAGGGGGATATAATGAATATAGAAAATATAAGAAATAGTATTGCTAGTATCTATTGGAGTTTAAAAAAAGACCATGACCAATTAAAAAATCAAGGTGATGACAAAGAAATCTTTTATGATGTTGGTCTTTGTGTGGCTTATTGCTACTCAATAGATAAAAAAAATCTAGGTAACAAAATATATGATTTATTTATGGAGGATTAACAATGAAATATGCAATTAAAATGTATGAAGAATATGCTGATGAAATCTTAGACCCAAACAATGAGATTATGTATACTGAAGTTGAAACTGAGATAAAACAAGCAGTAAAAAGAAAGGACACAAAAATAGATTTAAATTTATTTTATGAGTTGATTGAGTTCGCAAGTGAAATACCCTACGAAGATGAAGACGACCATTTAAATAAGCATTGGGAAAAATCAATTAATAGTTATTTAAAAAAGTTTTATCCAAAAGAAAAACACTACTATCTTTTTCCTAATGAACAAGCTACCAAACAACGAGGGGAAAAATGAGCGACATATTAAGTAAAAAAGAAATAAAAAGACTTAATGAACTAGGTAAGTCTATAAGTATATCATTAGATTTAAGATTAACTGACTTAAATGGGATCGGTATACCCTCAAGAACAAATAGATTTTCCGCAATAGAAAGTATGATTGAATATTTAAAAATTCATGATTATAAAATTACAAATAAACAAAAGGGGAAAAAATGAAAGATAAACTATCTCAATGGTTGATTGACTACGTTAAAAAAAGAAATGGAGTTGATCCATCAAAGAACGATCCACAAGATAATTGGTCAGCTCTTAACCCATTCAGAGACACGACAATTCTTTCTGATAAGGTTATTGAGTTTATTAATGAAAAGAATTTATCGGGTATCAAATCAAGTATGGATCTTGTTGAAGAACAATCTGATAAAGCAACGAAAGAACAACGAGAACTAAACACAATAAACAGGGGGGATAAATGAGCAACAATTATAATATGCAAATGGAATATCAAATTAACAATATACTTCAAGATTATTTTGATAAGGTTATAAATAAAAAACAACTTTACGAATATTTAAAAACTTATGGATATAATAATAAAGAAATAGAAGAGTTAATCAAATGAGTAGCGATAAACAATTAATCTGCGAATGGTGTGAGGGTAAAGGATATTATAATTTATCATCTACCTATGATGATGTTCATTCAAGAGTTGAATGTACATACTGCTTAGGTGGTGGAAGTGAGGTATCAGATGAGTAGTGATAAAGAACAATGTACTTTATGCCAAGGTACTGGTTTTGATTGTGATGAAAGATGTGATGATTGCAATGGATCGGGGGAAGTGAGTATTAATGAGTAGTGAAAAGCAATTAATATTAATTATAATTACTTTTGTTGTTGTCATGGGTTGGCAATTATGGAAAGATAAAAAGAAAAATGACTATTGGAAAAAATATAGAAGATCAAAAGGTTGGGACTAAGAATTTAGAGGAGTTAGCAAAGCTAACAATACTAAATATATTGAGTACAAAAGGTGTTATATATACTCATTATAAAAATAGGTCGGAATCACATAACCTAGAGGGACAGGTGTATAACCTTGAATATGAAAATCAAAGAGATTGAGTGTAGCTCTTATGACTGAAGTCTAAATAAAAAAATAGCTCTATACACCAATAAAACAAAAGAGAGGAAACAATGACTAAATGGAATGCAATAACATTATACGATAACGAACCAAGTAGTTATTTTCCAAGAGAAACACACTCTTGGAGGGATGGTATTGAACAGTTAATATCAATGATGTATGAAAATGGTTGTGAAGATATGTATAAAGAAGCTGAAGTGTTAGAGAAAGAATATAAGAAAGTTAAAAGATTAACGAGAAAAGAAATGTTAAGATTATTATCTTTAACTGATAACGCTTATTTAGATTACGAATTACATTAATCCTTTGGTGGTGTAGGTACAGTTTCGGCTGTACTTACATCAATAAGATCGGGAGTATCTTCCCACGTGATAGTCATACGTTGATCAGTCTTAATATTTTGGACCTTGTTATCAGAATAAAGATCAGTTAATTTACCAGCGACCCATTGAACAAACTTTGTTTTCTCACGTATAAACAGAATAGAATTAGGATCGTTGGTCTCTTGGTATTGAAATATTTGCATGAGCTTATCAATCAAGGTTTGAATACCTATTTTCCTAGCTTCCAATATCCTACTTTCAAGGTCGGGATTTTTTTTTAAGATTGCGTAAAACTTCTGAAAGCTGATCTGTTGTTGATTTATTTTCTTGTCTGTAATGCACTCCGTAAGAGTTCTTCCTTGCATAAGATTGCTTATGAAAATATCTTGATCTTTGATTAGCTGTAATTCTTGGTTTGACTTTGTTGTAGTAGTATTGACTGACTTCTTCATGGGTTTTGTTTCTGAATTGGTATAGTCCTTTGAGCTGTCTGATCCTTGTTTCGTCATTGTAGTTTGGTTTCTTAAAACCTAATATATTATTGAACCCATGATACTTACACTTATATGTTCCATTAGCAAGGGGATAACCTTTCATCTGACAAGGTCGTTTATGTGTCTTTGTTATTCCTTGACAGAAAACTTTTTGTCTTGGTCTGCCTGGCATTCTTATCCTTGTTTTCGTGGACTTTCTTTTTATAAAAGTAATTAGTCCTTTTTCTTACATTATCAACAATACCTTTAGGTATTTCTACGAGCTTCGTATTCTTTCTTAAATTTTCTTCTAATGCCAACTTCGCATAGAATATATTGTCTTTCTCTTTAATGGCTTTTCTTAAAGTATCGGCAGGTAGGGTAGCTAGAGTACTAATTATTTTAGATTGATCTCCACCTTTTTCTACTACTTTTTTTACAATCTTAGTTATATAAGTTAGTTCTTTAGTGTTATGTTCTATTAATACCTGTCCAGCAGACATATCAGATCGGTCAGACAGACCACTCACATTTCTATTAGACCGAACACCATAGATAAAATCAGGGTCTATTGTGTATAAAAGTGTTGAAGGAAATCTCTTAATCTGTATAATCTTGGCGTTTTTTAAATGAATTGTAGCTCTGTATATCGTGCTATAAGATAACCCCGACATCTCACCTATCGTCTCACGTCTTGGATAGCATTTGCCTGTTTTATTATTGACAAACTTTAACAAGCACATCAGCAACAATAAACAATGTGGCTTAAATGTGTCAGGAATTTGTTTATATTTAGGATTGGCAAAGATGGAAAAGGGTATGCGTATATGTGGTGTGTACTTGCGATCCATAAACTATATGTGGGGTGTTGCATATTTACAACAGTCCTTATGATCCTCTTGTAATTGGTATAGCTCACGCACCCATTCATCTTCATTCATATACTCATAATCAGCATTAGGAACGTGCAGACGCTTGATCCTGAAAGCTAGGCTACCCTGACCTACCTTCTTATAGAAAACTAAAAAACTAGGCACTCTAAGGCGGTCTGAGAGGGTCTTTACTAGCGTTGTAGCTTTGTATTTCTGACCTTTATCGTAGCAAGTCTCAAGGATAGCAAGAGGTTCGTAGCAAACAGGACAGACTTCTATAAAATCAACATCAATTCCAGCAAGACCTTCGTATTGTCTATGCCAATCATTATACACTCCATTACTAAAAGCGTAAGTCCATCTAGCCATTCTTCTTTTTTAACATTTCAATCTCTAATTCTTTCAGATCAATCTGTCCTTTTAATGTATCTATCTCTTTATCTTGTAATTTTATAATATCGTTTTTATCTTTAATAAGTTTTTTTAATTCTTTTACCTTTTGATTTAAATCAGCTTCTTCAAATAGTCCAATATAGGTCATTACTTAGATACTCCAAATGTAAGTCTCATCATTGCAGTTTTAGGATCGTAAGTCCAATCACCTATTTCTATTTTGCTACAATGGGTAAGCATCACTGCCACAAATAAGATAGTAATTATCCTCATTTTATTACCTCAATCTTTTTTACTACTGATCTTGGAAATACATTGACGTTTGATACATCAAGCGTACCATCCTCAGTTACAGAATAACCTGAGAAAGTCCATACGTGCTTTTTATCTTTCTTGTAAAGATAACCTTCATCAACACACTCCGATAATTTAGTCTTGGTTATATTATCTTCGTGCATCCACGTTTCATCTGATTGAGTTATGTCATACCAAGTGATACGAACTCTTTTGTATTTAATTTTTTTCAACGAAGTCATAGAAGTCATTGGGTTGTACTTGTTTGTTTGTGCCAAAGTAAATCTTCTTCATCTCTTCTTTACGAGGTATTCTTTGACCCCAAGAATAACGCCATACATTTGTTGCTGGATTGATATTATGTATGCCACATTGCCTAGCCATCTCTGAACAACTGAGCTTATTCTTTTTCATGTAGTCTTTTAATTTCATAGTTCCTTTCTGTTGATTAGGTGTATTACCAAAAAAGTTATGAACAAGCAAGGGTTATTTAGCTATAGACATAGTGGAAAACTAGGTATATATAGAAAGAAAACAATGATAAATAATTACGAAAAAGAAATGCACAAAAAATATAGTGATATGTATAATCACTATTATAATAATAATGGAACAATCGCTGTTTCAAATGTATATTCTGGTCCTAGTTTTACATCACAATTACAATGTGATGAGTGGTCTAATTATGTACAAGGTAGGCAAAATGGTACAATCAAATGTCCGCATTGTGGTAAATAAAAAACAATGGATTTAAAAAAACTATACGAAAAAACAAATGGTGGTCTAGGTCAA